CACTAGCAATATAGTTATCAACCCCGTCCTCATTGGTTTGAGGAACGGGGGATACTACTGAAGGTGATTTTGGATTTGAATCCTCAATAGAAAAACCAAAAAGTTTTGCCATATTATAAAGTTAAACTCTTATTATTTTACTATTTAGTTGATGTCGTCGCCGCCAGCATTTTCGGCGTTACCCTTGACTGCTTCCCACCACTGAACTTGGAGTTCAACTTGGAATTCTTCAATACCTTGTGCATCATATGAAAGTTCAATTGGGGTTACTGAAGTTGGGAAAACATCATAGAAGTGGTACTGTCTGAGTGTTCCACCATTACGATCTAACTGATAAACAAAAGCATCAGACTGATAATCTGCTGGATTGGTAAGACCAGTATTATCGGAAACTCTGTTCATCTTATTCATCCAGTTCTCAAATGCGGAACGGATTGAAAAGTCAGTGTCGTTAATAACGGTAACTGTCCAGGTTTCAAACGAACGATCGCCAGCAATCTTAAGGATTCTTCCTCTAAAAGGAACTTCAATCTGAGCAACGTTTGAAGCTGGGAGGTTTGCTGCCTTTGCTAAGAATCTAATCTTATCCAGGACAACAGATCCTGGTTGGGCAGCATCTGGGAAAGTCATTACGACTTCAAACAGATTGGGGCGAGCGCCGCCACCAGTCAGTTTGCTTTTGAAGTCAGTAATCTTTCTTAGTGGGGGTGGATTAAGTTGATTTCTAGTTGCCATTGTTCTTTAAACCTCTAAGTTTGATTAAACGTTACCAATAATTTCTTCAAAAGAAACGCCAGTTCTAGTGGCAACAAAGGTCAGACCAATAAAGTTAATTGATCTGTTTGGTTTGATAAAGATGTCAGCGACAAACTCATTATTGTCAATAACTGCAGCAGTGTTATTTGTTTCATCACAAATAACGACATAATCAAAGATTCCTCTCTTGGATTGAACATCACGGAGGAATGGTTCAATAATATTTACGAAGTTTGTTCTAGTAATCTCATCGTTAAATTCGAAAAGTTGATCTCTAGCAGCGGAAGAAATTGCTTGTTCTAGATAGATGAATAAACGACGAACGTTGATTCTGTCAAATGCAGATGCTTTGCCAAAACCAGTCTTATCACCGAATAGAACGATGCCGTCACCAGGTGAGAAGATTACAGGGTTGATTCTGCTGGAGTACAACTTATCTCTTTGTGTCTTACTTGGATTGTAAGAAAGTTTTACTGCATTAAGAATAGCACCTCTTGAAGTACCTGCAGGTGAGAACCAAGGGAAGTTGTTGATGTCGTTTCTGGCACAAGTTCCAGCAACGTCACCATTCAGAGGTACATATCTGAATACATCGTTAAATCTATCGTACATATACTTGTATCCACTATCGAATACTGCATATGTTGATGAAGTAATAGGTGCATAGAAACCAATTACGTTGTCGGTAATTGTTTCATCGGAATTTACAGTTACTGTACCAACGGCAGAGTCATTTAAGAATGCCTTTCTGTATGGTGAAATAAACGCAACTGCGTCCTTTCTTCCCTCTGCAACAGCAATTACCTTATTAGCAAGTGCCTGTGCAGTTTCTTTCTCATAATTTGCCGATCCCATAAGAATGAAATCAACTTTATAATTTTCTGTATTTTCAAATAGAGTATAACCACTAACAATATCATCTAAACCTGATGCTAAAGCACCAGTTGAGGTAATACCGGTTGCTCCACCATAGTTCTTACCGTTTGCTAACGTTAATGTTGTTGCTCCAGTTGCGGAGAAAACAACGCTGCTAGCGTTTTGATCCCAAGAAGTGCCAGTCAATAAAGTATAACCATCTGCAGCCAGTCCAGTTGTGACTACACCAGAAGGAGTTGATCCACCAAAGATGTATTCTGAATTTGTTGCTAGATACTTTCTCCAATATGAAGGAGATCCGAGAGAAAACTCAGCATCCTTTGCTTTCGAAAGTGCAATGTGCTTCTCAAGAATTGTTCCTGCGTTTCCAGAAACAGTTCCAGCGTCGTCAATAACTACAACATGAACTTCGTCAAATCTTCCACCTCTAGCGGCAGCATAAGAAGATGTAGAAGGTCTATCTGCAAGAGTGTTCCAAGGAATAGTGCTATTTGAAAGCGTTACAGACTGATTATTGAACCAATCAACTTGACTTGTGACTGCTGTTGTAGAAACACCAACATTGGAATTATTAGTGGCAGTTAAATTGCCAGATGTTCCAAAGAGATAAACGCCATTTGGTTGATAATCGACGTTAGTGGCAGCACCACCTGTCGGAATATAACTTAGAACTTTAACACCAATTGTTCCAGAACCAATTTCTGTGATAACTCCTTTGAGTTCTCCATTTAGTGATGAAGTGGTTCCTGCACCTGGAAGTGTTGAGGTGATTGCTTGGGTTACACCATATCCAACTGCAAGACCAGTGGTGTTGATTCCGAGCGTCTGATCCGCTTTTGCATCAATAAATGCTACCTTAATTCCGTTTGCCCAAGTACCTGGGTTTTTTGAAACTACCGTGAAGTTGGTGATAGTGTTCTCATCATAACCTAGTTGGTTATAGTGCTCTTCACTCTTGATCTTAATCGTGGTTCCAGTTCCAGCACATGCGTTAGTAAGATCGTTGTCATCAGCTCTGACAACTCTTAAAGATCCACCATACGCAAGATATGATGAAGCAACCATCCAATGCTCGTAGTGCTTATCGGTAGAGTATGGTTTCCCAAAAGTTTGTAGTAAATCACTCTCACTTTCAATAACTACAGGATATCCAACCGGACCCTGAGCGAAAGGTGCTACCAACGCACCTACAGAATCTGAAGTAGGATCTACTCTTCCTACCGTTAGGTCAACCTCTCTTACTACAATTCCAGGAGATGCTAAATTTAGCGGCATCTTCTATTCTCCTTAGTCCAGAATTATTCTAGAAATATTTATTAAAAAGGGTACTTTGAATGGGGAAACGATGCGTGAGCCACTACCAGTCAGGATATTCCCACAATATTGCCCTGTTTATAGTCTTTCTTGTATCTAAAACCCTCTTCTTTGTACAATCTTTACACTCATAGGAGTAAGAAGAAGGTAAAGCACCTCTACCTTTACGTGTCAAATAAAAGTCATCAATTAAATTTTTAATCTTGCCACAAACCCTACACTTCCTATCAAAAAATAATATATGTTCTAGATCTATTTGATCATCTAAATCCATTATCTATAGTCCCACATATAAGACATATCTCCATATTCATCTGTATACCATCTATCGCCCTCAGTATCGACAAAAGAAGTCATTTCACTGATACCATCAGATATAAATCCAAAAGGTGACATATCCTGTTCAATTTGATTCTTTTGTTCCTCATAGATTCTTTTACGAACATCGTTGTCCGTCATTTCTTTAAAGTATTCTTGAGCAACTAACCAAGAGAAGATGACAAGACACATTGCAAGATCATCGTTACAACCTTCTTCTGCTTCGAAGGAATTATGTCTCTGTGCAAAAGTTGTAAGTTCTGATATAATGTCATAGTCTACAGTTAATAACTTATCATCTTCTAATAAAGTCTTTAAGTTAGAACAACCCAACTTCTTCACAGCAGCAGTCATTCTCACACCAAGTTGAGATTTCTTTCCACTGAATCCAGTTCCAACAATTTGTCCCGCACGTCCTCTCATAGCACACATAAGAACATTATCATATTCCAAATCAAAGTGTAGAATATTAGCAACTTGATCACCAATATCATTAACTTCTACTAACAACCAAGCGTTATTATATCCCTTTGCTACTTCATGAATTACACTAGGAAATAGCATTGGTTTAATTTCATTATTTCTATACTTTGCTACTACCTTATATGGAAACTCTGTAATGTCAAAAACAATAAATGCTGAGTAGTCATTTCCAAGACCACGAGCAACATCGACAGTCATCAGATAATTATGTTCTTCTTTTGGATGTTCATAAACATCCAATCCAGCATTTCTTTGTATTGGATTATCGTATACAAGATTTCTAAGTTTTGAAGGATTGATCAGGGTATTAACCGATCCTAAGAATTCACACTCAAACTCAACTTTGAACTGTTGTTCTGAAGTGTTAGCAATCGTTTGTTCTTTCCAAGCCTCATCTCTTCCAGGAACTTCGGACCAATGAACATCAGTGGGTACATATTCGTTTTTATTTCTCTCCGCATCATGCCACATGCGGTAGAAGTGATTCATACCACGTGGCGTTGAGACTATGATGACCTTTGTGCTTTGTCCAGAAGAAATAGTAGGATAAACAGAGGCAAAGAAGTCA